CTTGTTGTGTCAGAACCTGTTGTCCAAGGAAGATTGACAACACCCTGACCAATAGCAGTCTGAAGGTTCATCATTCCCATTTCAACAATCATCAGTAACTGTTCCATAGATACTGTTTTGATTCCAAGTGAATGCCAACCTTCACCCCTGTTCTTTGCCATCTGTTCAATGTTTGGTCTTGTCAGGTTCTGTGATACACCTGAAGCAGGTCTTGCATCTGCAATGGAACTGAACTTGTCTTTAGAAGCATCCATGACCTGTTCATCATTTTTTAAATAAGCACTTGCGGATGTATCATAAATACATCCTTCATATGCTGACATAAGGATGTAATCAACTTCATTCCCATTCTTGTCATAGAATGCAGGATGAAGTTTGAATCCTGCCCTTTGTGTTTCACTAATATAATAGTTTGCTTTTCTTAAATGATAACCATATCCTGTTTCCTGTCTGTCATATTCAAGTGGACACACAAGATAATAGAACTTAGGCTGATACACCATGACCTGACCATTTGAACCATCTTCTGTGTAACCTTCATCACCATAGTAAGCATTGATTGTTCCACCATCAGACACATTGCATCTTTTTCTTCCACCATACATACTGAACTTGTCAAAATCTGCACCTGCTGTCAAATTCTTTGCACCTGCTATTCTTGTGCAGGTCTTATTTTTGTAGTCCATTGTGATACCAAGAACATCTTCTGTTTCAATCATTCCAAGATATGCTCTGATATCTGTGACACCTGACAGAATTTCCTGTGCATTGAAGTCTTCACTTCTTAATGCATCAAGGTTTGCTTTTGCTGAAATATTTTCAGCAGTAAGCTGATTGAATACATTGGTTGCACTGTTGGTTGCATTCTGAAGGTTTGTCTGTGCTGTTGATGCCTGTGCAATAACACCTGACAAAGATGACTGTGCAGACTGTGCTGAACTGATAACTGCATTCAGGTCACTTCTTGTCTTGGTTGCATTACTGATTGCAGTATCAAGATTCTTCTTTGCTGTGTTACCTGTTGATGTACTTGTATCAAGATTTGATTTAGCTGTCTTTGCATTGCTGATTGCAGTATCAAGTGCAGATTTAGCACTGTTTGCTGAACTGATGGAAGAATCAAGATTCTTCTTCACATCATTTGCAGATGCTGTTGCAGTCTGTGCAGTTGATGTTGCTGACTTCAGTGTACTTTCAGCATTGTTTGCTGAAGTAGTTGCAGAAACTAAGTTGGTTCTTGCTGTGTTTGCTGAAGTAATAGCACTGTCAAGTGCAGACTTTGCTGTGTTTCCTTTGGATGTTGCATTGATAAGTGCTGTTGTTGCATCCTGTGCTGAAGCAACCTTTGCATCAAATTCTGCAACAGCTTCATTGACATCATCCTTAGAAGCAACAATTTGATTCTTGATGTCCTGATAACTGTTATTATCATCATTGACTTTGTTCAGTGCATTGATGATTGAACTTCTGACTTCTTCACCATAGACAGCATTTGCAATTTCATCTGTATAAGGTTTAATGTTTGCCATTATTCTTCACCTTCCTTTTCATCTTCTTCACTTTTCTGATTTTCTTCATTCATACTTGCATAGTCAGATGCTAATTCAAGATTCTTCTGTTTTCTGACTTCTGCAAGGATATCTGACAGAATTCCTTCTATCAGATAAGCAGGAAGATTTGATTCCTGAATGACTTTATTCACAGAATCAGTCATCCTGATTTTTGTATTTTCTAATAAAACTGATAATGGTATATTCATTTTTCTTCCAACCTTTCCAATCTTTCAATGACTTCTTGTAATGCCTTTGTAATGACAGGGATGATTGCAGTTTCATCAATCTGATAACTGTCACCTGTGTACTTTCCTTTTTCATCATGCTGTGCAATCTTTATGACATAACTTTGATTCAATTTTTCCATTTCCTGTGCAATGTAACCACAATCAACATGATAATCTTTATTCTTCCAATCAAATGAATAATGTGGAATTTTCATAATTTCATCAATTCCACTGATTTCAGAATCAATAATGTTTTTCTTCAGCTTTTTATCAGATGCCCATGCTGTCAATCCATAAGCACCAAATAATGTCTGAATTTCAACATAACATGATGACGTAACATTCCACACAAATCTGAATTTGTTACATCCTGATGCAACAGGTAAATTCCATACACCACCATCAGCAGGATAAAAGCAGATTGGTGAAAACATAGATTCAAGAATAGATGCTGTTGTACCAATGACAAGTTTTCCACCTTGATGTCCAAAAATGTCTGTGTATTTGTTCGCTTCAATTTTTAGACCTGAAGCATCCAAATCAATCTCGCATCCTTTTGAATCTGTAATGTTGACTGTTGAACCTGTGATTCTTGAACCTGTGATATTACCTGTGAATGTTCCGTTTTTAGCAATAATACTTCCATCAGTAAGCACTTGAAAATTTTTGTTTGCTGTCACAAGACCTTCAAGTTTTATCTTGGAAGCCTTAATTGCAACTGATTCAGCAGATTGATTGATTGAACTGATTACTTCAGAATAACCAACCTTTTTCTTCACTTCTGAACTGATTGCATTGGTTGTAACTTCAATCTGTGCTGATGTGGAATAAGATTTCAATGCTTCTGAAATCAATCCTGAAGCTGTTTCTTTCGCTGACAGTTTGATTGAATTTGCAGATTGATTGATTGCTGTTTCAACTTCTGTCTTTGTCCAATAAGATTTCAATTCTTCCTGAACATCATTTTCAACATCTTTTTTTGCATTACTGATTTGTCTTTCAACTGATGTTTTGTATTCTGTTGAAATATGTTCTGCTTTGATTGCTTCACCTGCAATCAATGTTCCAAGAATCTGACCATCCATTGTCATTGCAAGTTCATAGCTTCCTTTATAACCTGTCTTGGAATAACCAAGACCATTCAAATTCCACCGCCAAACACGTTTAGCAGTTTTCTTATCATTTGTGTCCATGATAAGAAGTTCATCTGCATTTTCACCAAGAACAACATGACCATTGGTTGCTGTTTTGATAAGTTCAGAAGCATTCTTCTTTGCTTCTTCAAGAATTTCAGATTTCTTTGGAAGTTCTTCAATCTTATTTTTGATTGAAGTTATATTTGATTCTGTCTTGGTTGATAAGCTGTTCTTGGAATAGGATGTTCCAAGGGTCAACTTATTGTTTGATGGTTTGTCCAAATAAATTGTCATTTCTGACACAGGAAAAAATCTATCAAGACCATTAGGTGTTGATGTGACCCTGATTCTATCAAGGACTTTGATTCTTTCCATGTCCACATGAAGCATGTGAAGGTCAACAGCAGATACTGTCAATGTAATCTGTGCAAACTGAATATCTGACAGATATTCCTTCCCTTTCTTTAAAAGGTTATCTGCAACATGAACATCATCCCATTTGACTGTTTTGAATATCCATCCATAGCTTTTGACTGCTTCCTGTGAATACACATAATCAACACCACCATTGACATCTTTGATTGTCAAATAAGCATCAAGACCTTCAACTTCTGTGACATCTTCAAGTCTTGCACCAAGTGGAATGACTGCTGTGACAATGTCAGAAGCAACCATATCATGTGTGAAATCTAATAAGTTTGAACCAAATTCAATCACCTGTGTGTTTGTGTTTGGATAATCAGCAAGGTAATCAAGATATCTGACACCATTTTCTTTTCTGATTCTCAAATAACCACCATAGGTTTTCAATAGGTCTGTCTTGATGACTTCCAATGTGGATTCCCAATTGGTATATTTGTAAACATAATCATTTTTATCCTGAACAGTAACTGCACCAACTTTGAAGGTTTTATCAATGCCTTGATTCTTTACCTGCTGATTGTGGATATTCACCAAGGTTTCAAGATAACCCCTGACTGTCAATCCCTGATATCTTGCAGGTCTTTGAATAGAATCGTTGAAATATGCAAGTTCACCTTCACAGATGACTTTCTTTCTGTTGTATAAATCTTTTGTAATTTCCACAACCCTTCCACAAAAGATTTCTTCATCACCATCATAAGCTGTGATGACTGAAGTCAATTCATTAACTTCTTCATAGTGTGGATGTTTTGGAAGAATACTGAATTCAAAAGACCCTGCTGTGTTTTCCCCAATCTTTACAATTGGGGAAATCAAAACAAGGTCTTCATCCCTTAAATCATACAAAGGGGAATTATTACAATATACACGATACATTTATAATGCACCCCCTTGATATTCAATTTTGACTGTTCCATTTCCCTTGAATGTCACATAATTTGTTCCATATTGAAGTCTGATTCCAAGAACCTGTGTTTTTCCTTTTGGAAGGTTATATGTAACACCATCAAATGTCACAGTCATTGCTGTTGAACAGGTGAATGTTGGTGATACAATCTTTCTTTGATTCTGCAAGTTGACCTGCAATGAACCATTGACTGTGACTGCATTCACCCTGATGAAACCATTCTGAAAACTGAATGTGTCCCACAACCATTTTTCACCATTTCCATTTATATCAAGTCTGTAAGGTTCACATTCAGCATCAATTGTGATGGTGCATAACCTTTTGGAAGTCTTGAATGAATTGATTTTGCACCTGCCTGTGTAATAATAGGCAGGGTCAAAATCCATCTGAATTCTTAACTTTTTACCATGAAGGTAATTTGCAACATCAGCAACTGTTGATGCCCAATATTTGTTTCCCTTCAGAACTGTAAAAGTAAACTGAAGTTTTCGTGTTTTGTACTTGATATCATCATTTAAGACTTCTGACAAGTCAATGACACCATCAGCACCAATCACATCAACTTCTTCCAACTTTGGTTCAGGAAATCCAATATCTTTGTCAGTCAGGATTAGACCAAAGTCATCATATGAATTTTTTGTTCCAAATGTCACTGTCTGCATTATTGTCTTTCCTTTCTTCTTATAATTTTACCAAGTTCTTCATCCATTGCAGGTGCTGTTTCTGCAACCAATGCACCTGTGTCAAGAACCAACTGACCTTTGAATTCAGGAAACCATTCTTCAAAGATTGCAAATAACTGTTCAAACCAATCATTCAAGGCTTTCACAATTAAATTGTCATGATGACCAACTGCATCCTGAATGTCATTCATTAGATTACTATGTCCATACATGATTTCATCACCTGCTTCACCTGCACCTTTTGCAGTACCTGTGACAGGATTCACATCAAACAATGTTGGTTGTGTGAACATAAAAGGACTGTCCATAGCTTTCTTATACCAACTGATTCCAAAGTGTGGAACAGATGGTGGTGTCAAGCTGAAAGAACCACTGATTGAAATATGTGGTAATTTCAAATGTGGCAATGACCAACTGAAGTTCATAATTGACTTAATTCTGTTAATAGCACCTGAAACAACAGATTTACATCCATTCCAAATGCTTGTGAATGAAGATTTAATTCCATTCAATACACCTGTCACAGTTGATTTTGCACCATTCATTCCACTTGAAATAGTGGACTTAATACCATTTATAACTGAAGACACAGTTGACTTGATTCCATTCCAAACACTGCTGAACACAGATTTGATTGAATTCAAGATACTTGTGATTGTTGATTTTATCGCATTAAAGACAGATGAAATCACTGACTTTATTGCATTGATGACTGTTGTCACAACAGATTTAATTGCATTCCAAATTGTAGAAAATACAGATTTGATTGCATTCAGTGCTGTGCTGATGAATGACTTAATCGCATTCAATACAGTTTCAATCACTGACTTCAGGTCATTCCATACTGCCTGAACAATCCCCTTGATTGCATTCCATACAGTTGTGAATACTGTTTTTACAACATTCAGACCAAGCTGAATGATAGATTTCACAAGTTCAATACCTGCTGAAATCAAATTCTTGATTGCATCCCACACTGTTGACACAATGTTTTTAATACCATCCCACACACCTGACCAATCACCTTTGATTAGTGCTGTCACTGTTTGGATGACTGCCTGAACAATCTTCAGTGCTGAATCAATAAATGTGCTGATATAATTGAATGCATTTGTTACTACATTGATAATATCCTGACCCCAAGCATCCCAAGCCTGTTTGACAAGCTGAATGAATGCTGAAATCAATTCTTTCACTGCTTCAATAACAGTGCTGATTGTTTCTTTGATGGTTGCCCATGTTGACTGAACAGTGTTCCTGAAATCTTCATTGGTGTTGTACAATGCAACAAAGATTGCAATCAATGCTGTGATTGCCACCACTACCAATCCAATAGGACTTGTGATTGCACCAAGGACACCTGACAGACCACCAACAGAACCTGACAGTGATGATATAGTTGATATAGCTGTTCCAATCTTACCAACCATTGAACCAATACCACTGATGATTTTTCCACCAATAATCAAAACAGGTGAAGCAACTGCACCAATTCCCATTGCTGTTGCAATCATTGTTTTAGTGTGTTCATCAAGACTGCTGAACCATGTTGTTGCCTTTTCTACAACCCCACACACTTTTTCAAGTGTTGGTGCTAAAGCACCAATGAATGCAGTACCTAATTCAATACCGCTGTTCTTAATCTGATTGATTGCTTTGTGTGCCTTGACTGATGGTGTTTCTAATTTCTCCAATGCTTCACCGACATCATCTGTATCAGATGCCATTGTTTCAACTGTCTTGTTAAATTCATCAACACCACCATTCAGGATTGCAAGACCTGCCTTTCCTGCTTCAGCAGATGACCATAATTCATTGTAGGCAATACCATTTTCATCTGCATACTGCTTTGTGATTTGAAGAACATCAGCAAGTGACATTCCTGAATTCATGCATTCTTGGAATGACTTTCCTGTTTTTTCCTTGATGACACCACCAAGTGTTGTTCCTGAATCACCCAATTCATTGAACATACTGTTCATGTATGTGGTTGCTTCTGCTGTTGCAATACCCTGTTTAGTAAGTGAAACATAACCTGATGTCAAGTTGTTGATATTGACACCCATTGAAGAAGCTGTTGGAATAACTTTACCCATTGCAGATGCAAGTTCATCAACAGTTGTTTTACCTAAGTTCTGTGTTCTAACAAGTTTGTTTGCTATTTTGTCAGCACTTCCTGCTGATTTACCATAAGCATTCATTGCTGTTGTCAACACATCCACCGCTGTTGTTGTACTTGTGAAACCTGCTTTTGCAAGGTTTCCTGCTGTTTCAACAAACTTTCCAACCTTGTCCACACTCTGACCTGCTGACAGTGCCTGATATCCTGCTTCAGCAAGTTCTGATGCAGACAAACCTGTTTTATTGGATAGGGTCAAGAATTCCTTGGATAAGTCACTAACTGAAGTCTTGGAAGTATCAAACAAGGTTGACATTTTTGCCATACCATTTTGAAAGTCAGAAGCTGACTTTGTTGAAGTAGTCAATGCAGTTGCAAGAACTGCTGACACAGGTGCAATTGCTTTTCCAAGACCTGTGATTTTGTTTCCTGCTGTTTCCATAACAGAACCAATCTTGGTTGCAAGATTCTGTGCTTTTGTATTAGTTTCATCAATCTGACTGTTTGCTTCTTTGTTATTGATGAAGATACTTCCAACAAGTTTAAACAAATCCATAATTCAATTAACCCCCTTCCTTTTCTATTTCAAAACTTTGCATGATTTTGTAAGAATCTTTTATGGTTGCTTCAAGCTGTTCATTTGTTGGTCTTTCAATTTTTGGTTTATTCCCAACTTTCAAATCATGCTTGAACTGCTCAAATGTTCTTTCATCCCAAGGTGGAAGTTTGTGAATATAGAATTCCCAAAGTTCATTGTGCTGTTGTTTTTCATCAAAGACTTTCAAGAAGTCCATCAATTGTCCTGCACCAATCACCTTATCAAGCAAAATAAATGGACTTGCATATTCTCTGAATAGCAAGTCCATAAAAGTAAGATGGTTTACTTGAACAATTTTGAAACAACCTTGAAAAAATCCTTGAATTCCTGCTTCTGAACAACAGCAACAATCATTTCAGTGAAAGTTACCATGTCAAGGTTTCCAATTTCCTTGACTGTCATTCCTGACAGACCTGAAAGAAAAGTGTAAATTTCATTTTTGCAGGAAGGAAGATTCTTCATGATGATAGAAACAACTTCCATCACAACAGATACACCAAGCATTGTTGTAGCATCTGTGTTTTCATCTTCATCATCCTTCTGACTAATCATTGACTTCATGTCTTTGATTTTATCAGGTGTGATGATTTCCTTTAAATCCTTGAAACCAATCTTTGAAAGAATCCCAAACATTGGGAATAAGTCATCAGATTTCAGTGTTCTAAGTTCAAATTCCATTAGTCTTCACCCACTTTCTTTCTTGTTCTCTTTGCAGGTTCTTTGTCTTCCTGCACTTCAATCAGGTGTTTTGAAACTTCCATGATTTCAGAAATTCTTTTGTCATCAGCTTCAAACACTTCACCAATCTTGTGAAGTTCCCCTGTGTATCTGTCATTGAATTCATTTATAACCTTTACTTTTGCCATTGTTCAAAACCATCCTTTCTAATTACGCAAGTGTTTTTGGATAATAAATGTGATAAGGAAGGGTATCAAGGTCAGAATCAAGGTCTGCATGACATGCAAATGTATATGTTCCAACCCCTTCTTTCTTATTTTCACCATTTGATTCAAGTCCACTTGTACAAAGTGCATTGTCCATAATGACAATGATGTTTTTACCGCCTAATGTCTTACCAACAAAAGCAATATTCTGAAGATAATCACCATCTTCAACATCTGCCTTTGATTCAATCAGGTCATAATTGGTATCTTTGGAAGTTCCATCAACACCAATGATTGCTGATTTGATAATATCCTTTGTGATTTCAAGGAAATTGATTTCCATTTCAGCAGTTTCACCTGTCTTGACTTTAAGACCTTTTACCGCAACCATTGCACCATCTGCTTCAATGTCTGCAAATTCAGGTGTGATTGTAATCTTAGAACCACCCTGTGTTGCACCCATAATTGAATTTTCAAAATTCCATTTGTGGGAAGTATCATCATAAGTCACATTCTTATGAATCGTACCTGCACCAAACAAAATCTTTTTAGGTGTGTCGGATGTCACACCTGTTTTTCCAAACTTTGCCATGTTTTACACCTTCCATTCTTTTATTCTTAATGTTATTTCTAATCTATGAACACCAAATTCAACTGAAGGAACAGGATATGCTGTCACATACATGATTGCAATTCCTGAACCACTTTTCATGATATCTGTTATTCCATCACATCCAAGTGTATCCTTCAGTAATTCCTTTACAGTTTCAAGATTCAGAAAACTTCCTTTTGTGTTACCTGTCAGAATGAAATTACATTCTTCCATTCCATCTTCATTCAATGGTTCTATTTCCTGATATTCACCAACCCAATATGTTTCAGGAATATCAGAAGTCCATTCCATGAATTCATAGGGAATGTTTAATGATTCCAACAGGTTATTTATATAATTAAGACCTTCAGTTGTCATTATCAAACACCCCCAAAATATCTTTCAGCAACAGACTGAATCTTTCCTTCTGTTGCTGTGAATGCTCTGTATAAAGGTCTGTTTGCTGTTTTACCATTGGTATAATAAGCATTCAATCCTTTCTTTCTCATAATAGCAACAACTCTTTTTGCTTCTTCCTTGGTGTATGTCTTCCCACCTTTTGGTGCTTGTGGTTTTCCACCTGTGTCAACAAAGACCCAATAACCTTTTCTGCCACCACCATTGATTGCATGTTCACCTGTTCCAAATTCTTCATAGATTGCATTCCAATAATCTGAACCAATGTGAACTGCAAGTGCATCTTCATCAACCTTGTATTGATAAGAACCTGCTGTCTGTGATGTCTTTCTTCTGCTATTTCTTTGTGCCTGTGACCTGATTTCACCACCAATTTCATGAAGAAAAGCAATTGCTTTATCTTTCAGTGCTGTTTTCACATTCACTGAATAACTATGGAATTCTACATTCTTAGACACCTAAACCACCCCCAACATACTGAAGCATGATTTCCAAGTGCTGATGCATTCCCATAGGGTCATCAATCATTAAGATGTGGTATTCAACCCCATCAATAATCATTCTTGCATTTTCAGATGTTGCATCAATCTTTGTTTCATCCTGTTCAGACTGAATCACACCTGTTTTCAAGTTAAATGGATTCCAAACCCATTTCTTTGAAAGATTTCTGAAGGATTTAAAATCACAGATGAAAATATGTGTGGATGATTGCACCTTTGCACTGTATTCACTAATGTCATTCTGACCATTGGATAAGTCCAACCAACCTTTCAGTGATGTGACATCCATCCACACATGTTCCTTTTCACCAATGATGTTCTTTTTTCCTTCATCTTTCACCTGAATCAATGCAGTTGTATTTCCACCAACTGAAATCATCAGAATCTTGCTTTCATGTAAGGTTTTAAAAAACCAAGCAGGGAAACAGGATATCCCATCACTTGGTTATTTGCATCATAATCAACATAGGTCACAGAATGTCTTGACAGTGATTCAGATTTAATTCCAACCTTATCACGCATATCAACTTCATATTTCAGAAGATTGATGATTCCAACCTGAATATCTTCAGGATAGACAACTTTTGTGACCATGTTGGAATCAACAGTGAACACTTCTTTATCAAGTCTTATGAAGTCCTTACCAACTTCAGTGACCACATACAGTCCATCATTCACTTCTGATTCTGAAATCTGAATGGTGTCACCCACTCTGATGAATGGATGACTACCAAAGATTCTGTCACCAAGACTGTTTCCTATGAATCTGATGCTTCTATTCTGAAAATTGTTATTGGTGTACTTCCTGATAAGAAGTTCCAATGCATTCAGCTTCTTTTGAAGAATCTTTGTGTCATGCCCTATAAAATCAGGCATGGACACAATATCATCAACTGATATAATCATCAGATTCACCGCCTTTCTTTACTTAGGCAGTAGGTGCATCACCCTTGAATTTTGCAACAACAAGTTTAGATGCATTTGTTACTGCAACACCATAATACTTAGAAGCTGTGATATCATGCTTCTGCTTTTTAGGAAACCATTCATGGTCAACCTGTGTATCTTTCTTTAAGAAGATAGTTAATGCAGGAAGTTCATCTTCTGTATACTCTGTTTCAGCAGAATCAGGTTCAAGTTTGATGATAGGATTTAACCAACAGTTAGTTGTTTCTTCCTGTTTTACTTTCTTGGATTTCTTAATCCAACAACCTGCAATCTTACCAATAGAACCATTGACTGCAACACCTGCTTCAAACTTATCAGCAGAAATAAAATCTGCATCAGTAAGAAGTGCTTTTTCCTGTTTTGGATGGATGAACATAACCTTTTCAATTCCATCTTCTTCATCTTCAAACTTAGTTACTGCATCAACAATTCCATCATAGTTTACATAATTTGCTTTTTCATCAGCAGTGATGCATTTATCCTTGGATGCAGTCATCTTTGCATAAATAGCATCAATAAGGTCATTGTCCACTTTGTTGACAATAGATTTTGCTAACTGTAAAGTTGCCTGACCAATAGGATTTCCAAGACCACTGTTAATTGCAGTCTGTAAGATAGAAACAGCCTTCATTGCACACTTAATTGTAAAAGTGGTGCTTCCTGCTGTCAGGTTTGTTGTTTCAACTTCAGCATTTGTATCAGATGCCTTTTCAACATCAAAGTCTTCAGCATCACCAATGTAATTCCAAGAAGGAACTGTGATTGTGTCACCTGCTGTTCCTTGTAAGTCTGTGTTTACATGTGCATATGGTGTAATCTTGCACTGTGCTTCAATCTTTGCTTCAATCATGTCAGACATGACTTCAGGATTGATAATGTTAGATAATTTAGTTGTTGTACTTGCCATAATTTTTCACCTTTTAACCTTTCTTAATTGCTTGATAATTCTTTGTATAATTCAGGATTTTCATTGAACAGCTTGTTTCTTGCCTGATATCCCATTTTATTGAAGTCTTCCTTTGTGACTGTGTCTTTCTGTTCAGGCTTTTCAAGTTTCTTTTCTTCAATCTTCTTTGTGGAAGTTGATTCAAACTGACTTGGAAACTGTGTTTTCAGTCCTTTTACCTTATCATCAAGACCTTTGACCTGACCATCTTCACCAAGTTCAGGTTTCCAATCACTGTCATGATTCATTTTGTAAATCAGATAATCAATGTCAGTTGCCTTTGCACCTGCTGAAAGAAGACCAATCTTCAGTGCAGATTCTGTTTTTGCTTCAGCAAGTTCTTCCTGCTGTTTCTGAATAGTTGCTTCATACTCTGTGATTTTTGTCTGCACATCTTCCTGACCTTTAGTTGCTTTCTGAAGTTCTGCAATCAGCTTCTGTGATTCTGCATCCTTTGCAACCATTGCATCATGGTCAGTCTTTAATTTTCCATATCTCACATCAAGATTTTCTTCTGATGCAGTATAGATTTTGTTCTGTTTCATAGCATCAAGAATTCCTTTGACCTGTTCATCAGTCAAGTTCTGTGCTTTCAATAATTCCTGTAATGTCATTGTTATATTCCTTCCTTTCACATTTACAATTTTTACAAGTTATGTCTTGGATGTGACTGTCAGTCACTGATGTTTTACATGGTCACCCATGAAAATGACATAAAAATAAAGCAGTTTAATGTCTTACTTAGGACATAATAAAAACACCCTGTTCCCAAGGTGTTTAAATTACTGTGTTCTATCCATGAAGAAGTTCTTCCAATATGGATTTTCTTCATCAAAGATTTTCTTTTGTTCTGATGTCAATGCATGTGGGTAATCTCTGAACATATTGAATTCAGTCTTCTTATCAAAAGAAAAGACCCATTCACCTTTTACTTCAGGATTGTTCAACCACCATATCTTATCATCAGGGTTGTTTTTATACCATTTACTTGATTGTTCCATTTTTTCCCTTCTTCTGTGCAGAATCTGATGTGTTGATGTAACCAAGTAAAGATTTGAAATCATCTGTTGAAAAATCACTTTCTTCAATATCAATCATGAAATCATAAGTTGATGATGTTCCATAATCTGATGTGGAAGTACAACCAAATCTGTCATGAAGTGTATTTTTAGGATTTCCATTGAAATCTGTCCAACCACTATTATATGCTGATTGTAATTCTAAATATTGAAGTTTTCCTTCTTCTGTTTTTCTGACAATAGAAGCATGTTTTCCAACACATAAATAGTATTCTTTACCTGTTTCCACCTGTTTCAATAACCTATTGCCAACAGTCAATGAACATTTTCCATCTGCTTTCAAGGTTTTGATTCCTTCAGTTTTTGATAAACCATTAAGATTCAGACCATTTGAAAAGAATTCCTGACTTTTGTTTCCCCTAAAATCAAGAATATCCCATCCCTGTTTTTGTCCAATATAAGCAAGACCAACAGAAGCACATGAACCTGAAGTTCTGTCACCACCTGCAAGAAGATTGATGATTTCTTCTTCTGTCACCTTCTTAATTTGATTCTGAACAGGATTGTAATCAACATTCATCTGATTCAATCTTTTGAAAAATCCATCATAATGTGAATCTTTTGAACCTGTCGGTTTAGGTAATGTTTTCAATTTCATTGTATCAGCATTACTTGGTAACTTCAAATACTTCTTTTTGAAGTCTTCAAAGGACTTTGATTTGTCTAATCCAAAGAATGATGCTCTATCCTGAAGAGTTTTCAATTCAGATTCATCCAATGCCCATTTTGCCCTTTGAAGAAGCTGACATCTGCAATTGCAGACATTCCTTGCAGAACCACCAACAGATGGTGCTTTCATTTTTTCACCGCCAACTTCAAAGAAATCATCCCATTCCCTGATTTGACCATCTGCTTCCTGATGCCATGGTCTTGTAACTGAATCAAGTGTTGCATCCCATTGTTTTACAATGTCAGCACCTTTTTTCTTTGCTTCAGTACCTGCATCAAGGAATCCTTGCTGATTTACTCTGTGACCTTCAGTTCTTGCAATTCTCATTGCCATGTTCAAAGCTTTTGACATTGGATTGTTCATACCAAGTGCAATCTTATATGCTACCTGTTGCCATGTTTCACCATTTGCAATTCCCCTTGATAACTCTGCCCTGATGGTCACTTTTAGCTTTTTGATATCTTCAGCAAGTCTTCCTTTCAAGACATCACCTGAATGATACTTGGAAGACAGTTTTGAATCTGTCTGAAGTGCAGTCAGCACTTTCTTTTGGTCAATTGGAACTGTGATTGGAATTCCCTGTTTCTGCAAAGAATACATATTTCCAATATATCCATTGTGATAAGCATCCTGAAGATATTCATTGATGGTTTGATAAGACCCTTTGTTCAGCTTATCAAGAATACCATCAATCTGTTTTTTCATTGCTTCCTGATATTTGACCTGATGGATAATAGACTGAAGATTCTGCATATCAGTTCTAAGATTCAGGTCATTGATTGATTTTTGCAGGTCTTTTGATGCCTGTGCATATACCTGTTTCAATTCACGCAAGGTCTTTTGTTCCTGCTGAAGCTGATATTTAGTAATCTGTTTTTCAGTCTTATTCATCTATGTCTTCACCACCTTCTTCAGGAACAATCCTTTCCAAGGTGGATTGTGCAAGCTGATTATCCTGTTCTTCATCTTCAGGAAGTTTGTCTTTGATATCTTCATAATCAATATCAAGGATTTCACAGATAGTCTGAATAATTGTTTCATCATCAAGAACACCCTGAAGTGATAGGATTATATTGATTTGTATCTGCTGTTTCTGTGCATCAGTCAATTCAATCTGTGCATTATCCTGTGCATTGGTCATGACCTCACGTTTAAAATCAAACCACACATCTGCAACCTGATAATCAGTTCCATCAATTCTATTGATTTCACCAATGACAACCTTCACAATCTTCTTCAGGAACTGCTTCATTCTGATTTCCAACTTGTTACACTTCAAATCAAGAAGTGCATATCTTGATTTGATAACAACATTGGTAACATTACCATCACCAAGCTGTGCAGAATTGAATCCCATTCCAAATCTGTAAATGTTCTTTTCATCTTCCTGCATCTTTGCTTGTCTTGCCTGATATGGAATATCTATTGTGTGGACTTCCACACCCCCTTCAGGGTCAACACCAATCATCTTCTTGGTCTTCAGATTCTGCTGAAGTTCATCAAGATTGTCACCTTGGAATCCTTTAACCACATGCAATGGATAATCAAAATCAGCAAGGTTATTTGAAAGACCACATGACATGATGTCATAGTCATCAATCAAATCCTTGATTGGTTTAAGTCCTGACCACTGCTTTTTATTATTGTCCAATCTGAAGAATGGAATAAAACCAAAGTTTTCATAATAGATGGATTCATCACCATCTTTCTTATAAATCACATGTGGTCTTGGATTGATTGGTTCTGATTCATCAAGAATCAGCTTTCCTTCTTCTTCCTGCACATAGAATGTTGTCTGATTTTCATCCCATACTTGAATACGTTTGATGACCTTGTTTTCCTTGGTTAGCTTGTCCACATACCAATAAATCACATAGGCACATCCATCATCTGTGTCCTTTTCTCTGACTTCTACAACACCAAGGGAATCTGCACATTCAAATGACAGCTTTCCATCTTTGTTCATGTAAGCATACATATATTCAAATCCCTTTGCCATTGTACCTGTCAGAACATCATTCAATTCACAGATAAAGTCATCATCAAAGTATTCATCCAATCTTGTCTGAAGTTCAGGAATATCAGAATGAATGATTCCATTTTCACCTGACAACATGTACTGCACTGCTTGGTCAACCAATTCAGTGAAGAATGGATGTGAAATCTTGACATTGCTTCTTGTTGTGTCTTCAACCAATTGTCCATCAGCATTGAAATAAAACATTCTATAATGCATGATGTCATGGTCTGCATCATAGTATTTTTGACCAATAGAAGCAAGGTTCTTCTTGGTTGACACCTTGTCTTCCTGAATAAACTTCAGAATTTCATCTTCCTTTAACACATTTCTTCACCATCCTTTCTAATACAACCAAGCATTTCCAATGATGTCATCTTCCAACCCATAACGCATTGCATCCATTAAGTGGTTGAAATCATCAATTGGTCTGTTCAGTTTGTTTCCAAATTTATCTTTATCCCATGTATAATTGGATATTTCTGTCAGGAAGTTGACACATCTTGGATGGACAATGATTTCAAGGTCTTGAATCCACTGTATTCCATTGTTGATGCTGTCTTTTCCTTTCTTTGCCCCCTTGATTCTTAGTCCAAGGGATTTCAATTCATCAATGGACTTTGGTTCAGCAGAATCACCTGTGAATTTCTCTTTTCCATATCCCATTGATGATAGTTCTTCATATATTTTTTTATTGGACAAACCTGTTTTATAAAGTTCATCCCACACATACAATTTCTTATTTTCCAAATCAAGAAACATAATTGGTGATGCTGAAGGGTCATTTGTATAACCAAAGTCAAGTCCACATCTTGTTTTGCAATTCCTTACATCATCAAGTGTGAATGCCTGTTCTTTCCAATTTTCATACACAAGACCATCAACAATTCCCCATCCACCAAGACCTGCAACTGCATATCTTCTTGGATTGTTCTTTTTCATCCTTTCAAACACCTGCAAGTCAGCTTTGTCCAACCATTCATTGCATAAATAGTTAGTAGTCAATGCAAGTGTATCAGGGTCAGGATTGTCAAAGAATCGTTTCTTCATCCAATGATGTTCATTCCAAGGGTTGAAGGTCAGTGTTATCTGCTTCCATAGTCCATCAGGACATTCACCCCTGATTGATTCATCCAACATATCAAAATCAGCTTCAGACATGATTTCATATGCTTCTTCAATCCACATCCAACACAAACAGCCTTTATCAACTGCAATAGATGTGACTTTCAAGGGGTCATCCAATCCCCTGAAATATATCTTTTGACCTGTTGGAAGATATGTTGCTTCCAAAGGTGACAATGTGAACTGCCATAAATGGTCAACACCAAATCTGTGACATGCCCATTTCAAATCAGCATAACAAGAATCTTTCAATGTTCTGAAGGTCTTTCTGATGACCAACAGATTTGATTCAGGATATTTCATCAGGTTGTAAATGTACCAAAGTGCTGTTGTCTTGGATTTTTTGGAAGCACGACTTCCTTTTACAACTCTGTATCTTCCTTTGAAGTTCCAAAACTTCTTATATCCTTTTCCAACGATATCAGGCAGGTGATAATATTTCTTATTCAAATTTATCACCTTCCCTTAATCTGAAACATCCATGTTCTTTGCATTTATGTACATCCATCAATCCCTGTGTCAATACACCATGATAATGTGTACAGTAAGCAACAGGATGATTGGTGAAATTTCCATCAATGCACCAATAAGAATTCTTGGTCTTTGGGACTTGATTCTTCTGTCTTTTCCGTCTTCTTTTTAGCTGTTCTTTTCTGTTGCCCTTTCCTTTCCCATTATTCCTGCGTTTATTCTTCAAGGTCATCTTCACCCCCAAACACAGGAATGGAAACATCAACTTGAATTTTGTCATTCCACATTCCAACATGCTTCCCTAATAATTCAAGTGCTTTTATTTTGGAAGCAAGTTTGACTTCCCTTTTGGAAGATGAACCATTCACTGAATCAGAATCTTCAACCTTGTATGATTCAATACATGCAAGGTCATCATCAGATGCATTTGTATTTATTTCACCATCAGGGTCAACAACATCTGTTATCTTAACAAATGCTATTCTTGCAAGTTCCTGAACAATCCTATCTTGATTGATTCCTGTTCTTCTGCTTCTTTCTGCCATTGCCTTTGAAATAGCTTCCTGAATACTAACATTTGCTAACAACCTTGCACCTTGCTCATTTGCTGTTTTTGGTGAATAACCTGCCCTTATTGCAGACTGTGTTGCATTCAGGTCAATCAGGTATTCTTCAACAAATTTCTTCTGTTTGTCAGTCAGCTTTCTTG